GTGTATTACTCTCTATTACTGTTAATCTTAAAGACGGAACTGCGGTAGATGTTAATGTTGCTGAAATGCTGGCTGAGGGCCAAGATCCCGATCAGGTCGAATATGTTATTAACCAAAAGTTAAAAGCATTGGAAGATATTATTACGGATGTTGATTTTCATATCAGCGTTGATGCAGTATCAAAAGTAATTCAACCCTTTACAGATAACCTCCTAAAAGATTTATGATAAATGCCGTATTTGCTGTAGATCGATTTGGCGGTATGGGATTCAATGGTACATTGCCTTGGCCCCATAACGCACCGGATCTCGCCAACTTCCAAAAATTAACAACAGGCCACGTTATTGTAATAGGACGCAATTCGTGGGATGATCCAAAAATACCCAAGCCATTGCCAAACCGTATAGTCTATGTGGTCAGCAATCGTACGGTTAATAATGCAGGCCGTATATTTGGTGATGTGGCCAAAAAAGTATTGGAGTTGGAGAAACAACATTCAGATCGTATAATTTGGGTAGTTGGTGGGCCAACTATATTAAAGACCTGTATTGATTTGTTTGATGAAGTTTATTTGACACATTTCAAAGATTCGTATAAAATAGATACTAAGATAGACCTTAAATCTTTCTTAGTAGGTTTTAATGCTACACATGCCAAGGTGGCAAAAGATTTCAATTCAACTTTTATACGATATGCACCAATATTTAACCGCACTAAAACAAGTACTTGATCACGGAATCCAGAAGAGTGATCGAACCGGCGTAGGTACTATATCGACTTTTGGTATGCAGCAACGATATGATCTTAGTAAATCATTTCCCGCAATAACAACAAAAAAATTAGCATGGAAAGCCTGTGTAGGCGAACTACTCTGGATGATTGAAGGTAGCGGAGATGAACGCAGACTTGCCGAAATCACGCATGGCACCAGAGAAGGTACCGTGACTATATGGACACCCAATGCCCTGGCACCCTACTGGAAACCCAAGGCACAATTTGAAGGTGACCTAGGTCGTGTCTATGGGGTACAATGGCGTGACTGGATCACACATACTCCCGACAACGAACCCGACATAGATGATGACTACGGCAAGACTTGGCTCAATCCGGTTTATAAACATATAGACCAATTACTGTTATTGATCGAAGGTATCAAGAAAGATCCTGACGGGCGACGACATATACTCACAGCATGGAATCCCGGAGAGTTGGATGAAATGGCATTGCCCCCATGCCATTGCTTTGCTCAATTTTATGTGGCCCATGGTAAGTTATCTTGCCAGATGTACCAAAGATCTGGAGATTTTCCATTGGGAATTCCATTTAATATAGCAAGTTATTCACTACTAACTCATATGATAGCTCAAGTATGCAATTTGGGAATCGGAGAGTTTGTACATGTTATAGGAGATGCTCACATATACTTAAATCAAGTGGATGGAGTTAAGGAACAACTTACCCGAGAGCCGTTACCGCCCCCAACATTATGGTTGAATCCAGATATTACAGACATCACAAAGTTTACAATGTCTGACATTAAATTAAATAACTATCAATCACATCCACCTATACATTTCCCCTTTGCAACATAAATATATTAAACGGAGGGGCTAGAAATGCAAGGAATTTATTGTATAGAAAATATAATATCAGGAAGAAAATATTATGGTAGTTCAATGAATATTAGTAAACGGTTAACTGGGCATAAACGAGAACTTAAAAAACAAATTCATCACAATGTACAATTACAGCGATCGGCTGATAAACACGGAATTGAAAAATTCTTATTTTATCTAGTAGAAGAAACACATTTTACTAACAGAAAAGATCTCTTAAACCATGAGCAGACATATTTAGATAAAAACATAGGCGGATATAATATGGCTCCTGCAAATGGCGGAGATATACTAAGTAATCATCCAAATAAAAATGAAATACGAAAACAAATTCTAGAGACCCAACAAAAAACAATAGCAAAATTATCCCTAGAAGAGAGAAAATTAAAGTTTGGTAAACCTGGGAGTACAAATCCAAATTGGAGAAATGGCGGGGTATCATATAAATTATGCCCTGTATGTAATAACAATCAAATACGTAGCAAATCAAATACATGCAGTATTTGCAGAGATCGCACAGGTACAAATAATCCTTTTCATGGGAAAATACACAGTGAAAAGACTATACAATATCTGCGAGAAATAAACGCCGGCGAGAATAGTCGGATTAAAGGTATAAATCCTGCTTTACTTCCTTACACTAAAAATTATATAATAACATATACAACTGGGGAGATTAAACAAGTGGCCGGACTTAAAGCAATAGCAGAAGAATTTAAAGTTAGTGTAGCAAACACACATGCCACTATTAAACGCATGTCGGCTGGTAAAATACCTAAGTTAGGTGTATTTGCTAATATTGTTATACAAGAAGTAGTATGAACTTTTTGGTAACAGGTGGGGCGGGCTTTATTGGACATAACGTTGTTCAACAACTTGAGGCGGCGGGCCATAAATGTCACATTGTGGATTCAGCAACAAATTATGGGTTTATTCCCACTGATGAACTTATGTATTTGCACCACGAACGAAACAAACGTATGCGGGCAATCGTACATCATGTTGATATCACTAACCGAAAAGAATTAAATGCCCTTTTCCTTAATTTTAAATTTGAAATTGATGCTGTGATACATTTAGCAAGTTTTCCCAGGCAGAAGGTGGTAGCCGATAATCCCGTTACGGCCTCGGAGGTAATGTCTACTGCATTAATAAACTTGTTAGAGCTAACAGTGAAATATCACATTCCCAAGTTTGTCTATATTAGTAGTAGTATGGTATATGGTAATTTTAAGGATGGGGTAGGTGAGATGGCTTTATGTGATCCAATTGGTCAATACGGGATAATGAAGCTTATGGGAGAAAAGTTAGTTCAAGACTACTCTCGACGAAAGAAACTTGATTCTGTTATTGTGCGTCCCAGTGCTGTGTATGGAGAATTAGACGTAGAAGATCGTGTTATGAGTAAATTTTTATTGGCTGCGCTTCGCAACGAAACGTTATATGTTCGCGGTATTGACGAAAAATTAGATTTTACGCATGTTGATGATACTGCACATGGTATAGTGTTGGCTGCAACATTACCCAATGCTATCAACAAAATTTATAATATAACAAGAGGACAAGCACATTCTTTACTTGAGGCCGCCGAGATGGCAGTTAAGATCTGCAACAAAGGCAAAATTGAAATAGTCGATAGAGATACTGAATTTCCATCGCGTGGTACATTGGATATTACTCAAGCGCAGTTCAATCTTAAGTTTCATCCTTTGATTGATTTGGCTGATGGTATGACACGATATATGCATTGGTTACAAAAATCTACTTATTGGAGAGATAAAATTGTCGAGCGTTGATGCATCAATTCCATTTACCGGATTAGGTCGGCAATATCAAACTCTTAAATACGAACTACTTGATGCGTCTGACAAAGTACTTTCAAGTGGTCAAGTGCTTGATGGTGAATACACCCTTAAATTTGAAACAGCAATGGCCAATAGATGTGACAGAAAATACGCTATATCAGTTAACAGTTGCACTCAGGCATTAATATTTGCACAGGGTGTATTGGGAATTGGTGATACTAAGGTTCTTGTACCCGCACAAAGTTATGTTGCTACATTGAATAGCGTAATATTAGCAGGTAATGAGCCTGTGTTCTGCGAAGTAGATGATAGTGCAATGATGGATATCGGTTCATGTGATATAGCACTAAGTGGAGCCGGTGTGACTGCTGTTATGTATGTAAATTTATTTGGCAATATATTAGATTATGATCGGCTAAAACTAGCCTGTGAATTCTTTAATCCTGACAGCAATATTTTAATAATTGAGGATGCAGCACAAAGTTTTGGTGCTACATATAAAGGAATACCCAGTGGCAAGTTAGGAGATATCAGTGTATTAAGTTTTGATCCCACTAAGAATTTGCCCAATTATGGATCTGGCGGTATGCTTCTTACTGACAATCGAGACATTCATCACCGCTGTCGCGAAATTAAAGATAACGGTAAATTTGCTGATTCCATCGGCACTAACAGTAAAATGAGTGAGGTAGATTGTGCTCACATGTTAGTTAAATTAAAATATTTTAATGCGTGGCAAAAACGTAGACAAGAAATTGCAGACTTTTATACTGAACATATCATCTCATATGTAGATCCAATATTACCCAACCATGATGTTAAATCTGCATGGCACAAATATGTTATTCGTGTGCCGTGGCGAAATGATTTACAACGTTATCTACTTAAAAATGGTATCATTACTAAAATACATTACGAACGATGTTTATTTGAACATGATGCAGCAACATATGCTGATCCTGATTCATTTCGCCATGCTGTGGCTCATAGTAAAGAAGCATTGAGCCTGCCAATATATCCCGAACTAACTGATGCCGAAGTTGAAACTGTAGCAGAAACTATTGTTGATTATTATACCGCCGGATAAAAAACTGATTATTAAGCCAGGCCCAATCAAACGATAGTTTTAACTTTTCGTAATCTCCACCAACTTCATTATAGTAATCTACAGCATCGTTTGCGCCAAAAATGCAATACTCGGCATAATTACCCTCTGCCTTAGTTAACCAAATATTCAATCTATACTCAGTCTCTACAGTTGGTTGTAGAGACATAAAGTGTTTTAGTTTAATCACTTCGCGAAATGCTGTCCGCCAAGTCATCCATTCATTTTGATTAAAATGCGCTATACCACTTAACACAGGCACAGATTCATGGGGTTGGCTCAAGGTAAAGTCAATTCCCGGATCATTATTTTCCAATACCAATCGTGTGTTATATGCAATTACACCCTGATGACCATACGCTAATCCATTTACAGGATTGCAGGCATTAAAGATATAATGTTTTGGCTCTTGAAAGTAATCTGGTGTCCACCACCAATTAAAGTTAGGATCAATTTCTAGTTTGGCAAATACTGCAAAGAACCAGGGTGTTATGCTTTGGCGTGCGGCCGCTTGATATGCTGCTGTGCGTCCACTTACTCTACGTACCCATTTTGGGGGTACCGCACGATTACTCTTTTGGTATATTTCTCGACATAAATGATCATACCACTTTTCTTCGTCTGGTTCTCCGTTGGATATGTAGATCACATCAAGTTGTGCTTGACCTCCTAAGTAGTCGTTATCCAACTGTTTATAGACCTCAATGTAGGGATAATCGTAGATTTGTGTCTTCAAATCAGCCTTGATATCGCGGGGCACCATACAGGTGGCGCCTGCTACTGTATATCGTGTTACAACCCGATCTTTCTTAGTCCACAGACAAGTATAATCTACAAATTTTAAATTTTCTCGGTTAGTAAACAACGTATAAGGAGTTTCAAATTTGTGTGCTTTAATTTCAGATATTAGATTATCTGTACGGTAAACATGAACTGGGGTATCAAAACGAGTAAGTACCTGATCATAACAATAGTTAATAACATTAAACCAATCTAGTAATTCTAACTCTACCATTTGTTGTGTAAAACTAGGACCATGTATATAGAATGTATCACCACGTTTCTGGCTACCACTGGGGAAACAATGAATCATTTCCTTTTGAGCTTCACTTGGATGCCACGTAAAATCAAAGTTTGAATAGTCACATATACTGCTAATAATCCAAACGTATTCTGTAGTGGCTAGATTCATAATACGTTTAAACACGTTAAGATGGTTATCTACATATCGTGTATTTTTGATAGTGGGATATTTATCAAGCAGATATTCATAATGAAATCTATTTTCTGGATTCATAAAGTCCATATAGAAGATTTGCGTGGTACCCATTTTGATTTTTTGGTCGGTCATGTATT